TGTCGTACACGGTACCATACACCTGAGGGTAATGATATGTTATGGAGTCGCCTGTCATCATCGAGCCACGACTGCCAGCAGGCAGCACGTCTTTCTTTTGATGACGACGATAACGGTTCTTCAAACTTCTTATGGAATCGCTTGATAGCGAACTTCTCCGGGAAGTCTCTCTCATCCACGTTAGGATGAAACTGAGAAAGAACCTTATTAAAGGCACGGATAGTGCTTTGATTTGTGTCCATAACAACGTCCTAAGCGTCAGTTACCGTGTTGTACGGAACTGTCGTCGGCGTGAAGCCAACGAGGACGTTTTCATCTGCCCAAGCTGACAGCTGCTCACCCAAGCTCTTAAGGATCTGGATCTTACGATCCGTCGCCTCGAAAGAGCCGCTTACTCGAACCCTGACGCTAAGCGCGTCGGTGGCGTTGACACCGTTGAGAACCACCGGAGCATTATCATTGCAGATAATCTCGGTTACGTAGTTCTGGGTGTTCACACCGTTCAGGTTCTTGTTCGCACGGGTGTTCTTGAATCGGACACTGAAGTCCGGGTCCAAGGGGTCGGCGTATGTAACGCCAAAGGAGTCTTGGTTAAGACTCTGGAGATTGCGATTGGATTCGCTCATCTTAGCTTCCTTAGGGCATCAATTAAAGGACGGACTGAGAGTGATATTGATGTCACGAACCTCTTCCAATCAAGGTAGGGGCTTAGTGACAACTTCACATCTCGTGGTTGGAAGACGACACGGTGGTAATTATTCCATTCCCGAGTCTTGAGAAACAGATCCTCATTTTTATCGTCATTATAAACGATAATTTCGCTCATTCCGGGATCGCAGGAAGTAATAACTCCTGGATTACGGGCGGGCTCAATGAGTCTATTCTCTTCGACAAGGTGCAGGAACGTATCAACCGTGCCACTAGTCTTAATGGCGTAACAGAACCGCCGTTCAATGGCCAAATCTCTGTAGAGGGCTGTCTGAGCAATCAGCCAGTCTCCCACATTGACAAACCAGTCAACGACGAAGCTGTAAGGCACCAACTCCCATGCTGTTAAGAATGGGTTTATGGTGATGCCACTAAGCAGATTAGAGAGAACCTCACCTGAGTACCGGCTCTTTCCAGTTAAGGATATAGAGCCCGACACCGCTCCCACTTCATAGAAGTGAGTGCTAGTGCCGTCAGGGTCGGTCACTTCGATAGGAATATCGAAGCGTTGTCGTGTCGTCGAGTATATGTCGTGCTTTCTCTTGTTAAGATCAATAAGATCCTTTATTGAGAAAACAATCGGCATTATCCCGTACTGAAACTCCAGCCATTTGTCTGATAAAGCCTTGGAAGAATATTCGGCAGTTCGCCGATTACTCCTTCGGGCCCTAGTCCAGGCATCCTTGAACTCATAGAAGACTTCAAGGGGTTCTCGCGCTGCGTGAAGCAACGCGCGAATGGTGGAGAGTGTTTCCTTTAGCTCGGCCAGCTCAGTGAGCAGGTCATAAGCGTTATAGGAGTCTTCCACGATATTACCCTTTGCTGTTTCCAGCAAAGAATCGTAGTCGACGTACGAAAGGCCGTAGACGGGAGCATCTGGATATTTATCTCTCCAGTATGCGTAATCCCCCTGCTCAGTATATCCTCCTACTGTTGAGTAGAAGTTATTGCTGAAACCGCAGGTGCTACAGCTATAGGTTACCAATAGAGCTTTATCTCCG